TTCGTAGCCATTATGCATCCTCCTTCGTTACGCCGTTCACGGCGTCGTATACAGCCTGCCACGTGTCCTGCCTGCGTTCCGCCGGAACGTCCTTCGCTGATTCGTAGCCGAGATGCCCGAGCGCCTCGACGTACACCTTGCGGTTCTTTGCCGCGATCTTCTTCATCGAGGCGAGGAAGTCCTTCTCGTCCTTGTCCTCCGCCGTTTCCGTTGCTTCTGCGGTCGTTTCGGGTTCGACGGGTACTTCCACCGCCTCGGCTGGAATCCCGCCCTGCAGAGCCGTTTCCATGGCTTCCTCGACCACCTCGCACGGCGTAGCCTGCGGGCGCGGCTTCGTGTCGAAGTCGCTCACCTCCTCCGGCGTGTACATCCCGCAGAGGCACGCCGGGTAGAGGGCGCGCACCCCTTCGCTTACGCAGCGAGCGGAGAGCATCTGCGTGGGGTACTGCTTCCAGGTGGACTTGCCCGTGAGCCCCGCCTTAGATGCGCGGTCGAAGCTCCACGTCACGTCCAGCTCCCCGCCCTGCGGGTGCTCTAGGTGGAGTGTGCACTCCTTCTCTGTGCGCTTGATCCATTTCACCTTGCCGCCCGATTCCTGGAACGCGGCGAGCATCGCGTCGGCCTTCATTGCTGGGCGCCCTTGTATGATGTGGTAGCGCTCGGCGGCTTTCGCCGGGTGCAATCCGTTCGCCTGGGCGAGGCACATCAGCGTGAACGCCTCGCTGCTATTCTTGTAGCCGAAGAATCCGCTCTGCGCGAACGCCTTCGCCATGTTGCCCATGTCCGTTAATGTGAGTTCGTTTGCCATTGTTAGCTCCTTGTTTTAGTAACCTATGACTACTGTGCCGTAGGTCATGATGTTGACGTTGATATTCTGCTTGCGCGCCGCGTCCATTATTCGGTACATGTCGGCGAGCGCGACCCTGATGACGTTGCCCGCGGGCGTGTCCTTCCACTTCGCCCCGACGGACTCGGCCATCTTGACGAGGTCTTCCTTCTCGAGCGTCTGCGTGTTGAGGTTCCAGATTTCCATGGTGAGCTCCTTTGCTGTTGATCGTTGTTGTCGTCGTTGAGTATAATATAGCTCTTTGTAGGTGTATTGTTAATAGTTTTCTTTAAAAAACGTGTAAAATCTTTGTTTCTTTATATTGCGAAATTTGCGTAAAAACTGCAAACGGCGTGTAAATCAGCCGTAAAGTGCATCCTCGAACGCATCATCCAGGGCTTTCGCGAGGTCGCCCTTGGCGGAGATGCACTCGGCTCGCGCCCGGATGTACGCCTGCCGCATCTCCTCGGGAAGCTCCCCTCCGTCCGCCACCGCCTCGGCGATGTTGGTCGCGATTGCTACTACTTTGCGCGCAGCCCTGTCGTGCCGCGCTCCCAGTATCCTCAAGTCTTCCATTGTCATGTCGTCGCTCCTTAATCTAGGTTTTTATTGTGTCAAAATTTGTCAGTACGTCCTAGCGAACTCCCGCGCCACCCAGCACGCCATCTCGAAGGACGACCCTCCTCGACGGATGCGCTCCACTTCCTTCATGACCTTCGCGTTCGTCGCGGCCTCGCCGCTCACGATCAGGTAGGCGCGCCTAGGCTCCCCTCGGACGATGAACTTGCTGTCGCTCTTCGTGCTCCGGTATTCCTTCTCGCTCATGCCGCGCCCCTCTTTCTTTCAAGTTCTTCTTTTAATTTTCGATAGTTCTTCTTGAGCCACGCGCGCTGGTAGTCCACCATCTCCTTGTTCTTCGGGTCAGCCTCGAACCATTCGACGTACTTCTTCGCCGTATCCTTGTCCATCCCGAAGTATATCTCGCATAGCGCCTGCGTCGCCATGATGTACTTTACCTCTTCGTTCGTCGCGAGTTTCTTTCCAGGGCTGTTGTCCTCGATCATTGTCTCTTGCCTTGGCGGCGGCATGTTCTCGCGTCTGTGATTCGTGAGTGCTTCCTTGAGCACGCGCTGCGTCGGTACGTCCGCCATGTCGCGAGCCCTGCGGAACGCGTCGTGGACTTCCCCGACGTCGTTGAACTGGATGGCGTCCTGGAGCGCCGCTGCAACCACGCCGATGGTGGTAGGCACTACGCGCCCCGCCTGCGTGTACGAGAGGATGAGCTGCTGGTGTATTGCTTCTATTATCTTATCCATGTGCCACGCTCCTATGCGCCATCAGCGCGTCGAGCTGTCTCTTGGACTCCTCGATGTTCCGGCGCGAAATCTCGTCTGCGGTCAGGAACTTCCGCTTCGGCTCTCCTTCCTTGTCCTTGCGCCGGGCCCAGTTGAGGAGCGTGGCGTAGTGCGACTTGTACCGCTTTCCGCTGCTTGCCAGGTACGAGGACAGCTCCTCGATGAGCGCGTTCGCGCGTTCGGCGCCCTCCGCCTGGACGAGCTTCTCGAACTCGGCGGTCGTCATCCTCACGTTCTGGAACTCGCCGTAGCTGTTCTGCGGCGGTGTGGTACGGGAGGGCTTAGCGGTTGCCCTCCCGTCCACTGGTTGGGCGTCCTCGCGGATAGCCCCGTATGCCATTGATTTCTTCTTTTCGTACCATTCCTTCTTGCGCTGGAACTCCTTGTCCATATTGTCCTTTGACCTATCATAGAGCTCCCTGACAACCGGGTCTACATCCTTGCGGACGCAGCCCATAGACAAGTCATCCAACGCTCTCTTCGACCATCTGCCCCACTCGGCGTCGTCCATTGATTCGGCGATGCCGCGAACCCTGCCGACCTCTATGGAAAAGAAGGACGGTATTTCTTTTCTACGATTTGCCATTGTCTAACCGAACTTGTCTTTGATGTACTGGGCAATCTCTTGCCCCTTCAGCTTGTTCGGCACTTGCACCACCGTGAACGAGCCGTCGCCCAAGAACTTCTCGAGCTTGGCTTCAATCCGTTCAATGTCGTCAATGTCGTAATAGTCGCACGCCAGGAGGACGGCTTCGTGAATTTCCCATCCTTCTACAAGGACGAGCTTGCCTGCGAACGCCAGCGAGGTGAACTCGTCGCGCTGGAGCATTTCGCGGGGCTTGAATCTTGCCACGGGCTTCACTTGTCGACCCCCATTTCAACGGCTTTGGAGTGGATGAGTTCCCCGACGATAGCGGAGAACGGCTGGTTTACCCCGGTCTCGTTCGCTAGTTTCTGCTTGACTTCGCCGAGCAGCTCCATAGATCTGGGCGTGATGCGCACGTTGTAACCGCACGCGGTGTTGTTTGTAGTCTTTTCGATATTGTTACTCATACCCATTAAACTAGCTTATTTTCTTTATATTGTCAATAGGAAATGTTAAAAAATTTCACTTTTTGTGTAAAAGTTCATATTCAATAAAGTCTTGTTTGAAGATAAGGCGGCAAAGAAAGAAGCAAAGAAAAGGTATTTATCTATTTATTTATTTAAATGTGAATGTGAATGTGAATGGGTAAAAAACCGTCAATTGACTATTCAATTGACGCGTCAATTGACTGTCAAAATCATTGACGCGACACGCAAGCGGTCGCTGTGCGTCACTCTATGGAGAAAATGCTTTTCGCAGCGCGAAAGGAAATTCAGCTAAAATCGCCATTTTTGGTAAAACACCTACACAACCGAAGGTGCACGTGCTAAGGCGCCTTTTCCTCATTCCGGCGTTTGCTTTTCTTTCTGCGAATTTCTACATTCAATGCAGAGGTGAGACCATGGCTACAACGAAAGAACTCGAGAAACGCGTCCAGACGCTCGAAAACGAAGTCGCCCTATTGCAGGCACGGCTCCAGGACTTGACGCCCGCAGAACGCTCGCAAACGCAAAAGACGGGGCTCAAGTTCCGATGAGAGGCGACCATGGAAAACACACCCGAAAAGAAGGTCGTCATCCGTAAGCCGACAAAGTCGCCGCCATACGTCCGAAAGACCGACAAGCAATGCGCCCCCGCTCACGGCACGTCCAGGCTCGCGAAGCAGTTCCTCCCCGAGGCGAAGACGTTCAAGGAGAAGATGGGCTACCTCGGGCTCAAGGCACGCGACGACAAGAGGCCACTCGCAGAGAAGCTGCGCGACGGCATCAAGTGGATGCGCGAGAAGTACACCATCGTGTTCAAGCACCGCAGCGAGTGCGTCGACCAGCACGAGTACGAGTGCCTGCTAATCACCCACTCCGCAATATCCGACTTCTCGATCTCCTCATTCATCTTCTCGCTTTTCTCCGAGGTCGAGGAGCTGCCATACATCCACCACACGTTCAACGCCGTAAAGTACGCCGACAACATCCAGGACGAAAAGCTCCGCGAGGATTTCAAGAGCGCCGTCGAGGAACTGGAAAAGATTTTCATACAAACTAAAAAAGACCTCCGAAAGTACATCGAGAACGACGCCTACTTCCTCAACTCGCAGACGCGCACGCACACGATCTGGTTCCTCGAGCACTTCTTCAAGTCAGACATCGAGGAGCCCGACGCGCCAACGTCCGGCAAGGTGGTCTTCGAGGTGCAGGTTCCCGAAGCCATCCCGCAGGAGGTCCTCGATGCAATGGGGAACAAGTAACAGCGAATCGCTCCGCATCTCGCCTTTCCAGCAGAAGCTCATCTTCGCCGAGAACGAGTTCGTCCTCGCCTGCTGCGGGCGCGCCTCCGGCAAGACATCGGGAGTAACCGCGCGCCTAGCCTACCGCAACGTTAACTTCGGGCGCTCCGCGATGCTCATCGCTCCGACATTCGGGCTCATACGCGAGACCATCATGCCCGCAACCCTCGAATGGTTCGACAAGTTCAACGTGAAGACGAAGCCGAACCTCACCGAACACACTATCGAGACGCGCTACGGCAAGATAGTCTTCCTCTCAGGGACTCGCCCGGACTCCCCTCGCGGTTACACGAACTTGGAAGACTTCTACTGCGACGAGGCTGCATACGTCCCGAAGAAGGCGATAAAGAACGGGCTCTTAGCCTGCCGCTCCAACAAGGGGCTCTCCACGACCCAGTGCTACACATCCACCGGGCTCGCCGGTAGCTACTTCAACAAAATGGCGAAGAACCCTCCCGTCGCCGACCATCTCGTTCTCACCGCGTCCACCTTCGACAACCCTTTCACCACGGCGCAGTACAAGCGTACCGTCTACGAGTCGCTCCTCGACACTCCCGCCTTTTTGCGCCAGGAACTCTTCGGCGACCTTGACGCGGAGGAGCTGAACCTAGTCTTCCCTCCGTCAAGTTTCGCCACCGTGCGAATGGTATCAGGCGGTCGCAAGCGCTGCGGCATAGACTTCGCATACGAGGGCAACGACACCACCTGCATCTACGTGGTGGACGACTGCGGCATCGTCGAGAAGAAGGTCATCGGCAAGGACAACGGTCGCAAGTGCTTCGACGCGTTCAAGGCGCTGCACCAGAAGCACAACTTCGAGAGCCTCTCACTCGACCACACAGGCGGATTCGACGCCGGGTTCATCGTACTCATGGAGCAGGAGAAAATCATGGTCCCCGTCAACAAGGTGAACTTCGGCGCGCCATCTCCCGACCCGAAGTTCGCGAACATGAGGGCGTACCTCTACTTCAACGCGAGGCGCATGATCGTCGAGAACGGGTTCTACCTCGGCGACGACGAGCTCGAGGACGAGCTTGTACCGCAGACGTACTTCATGAACCAGCGCGGGCAAATCCAGCTCACGCCGAAGAAGTACATCAAGAGCATCATAGGGAAATCCCCCGACCAGGCCGACGCGATGTGCCTCGCCTGCTACAAGGGAAACCCGCAACCATTGACAACTGAAACAAACGAGGACGAACTTGTCCCGGCATCCACAAGGAGCTTCTAATGGCAGAAGAACAGATCATCCAGCAGGTCGCGGCGGCGTTCGCGGCGCAGGAACAGAACCCCGACGTGCAACTCCCCAACGAGGAGGAGGAGCGCGAAATCATCAAGGACATAGTCGAACTCGCGGAAAAGTCGAACAGCTTCTTCTCCGTCGAGAACGACCGCAAGAAGGACGACGCCCGCGTCTACGCGGATGTCGAAATCTTCAACAAGAGCGACCTAAAGGCGATGACGAACAACCGCGCCCTCGCGAGCGTGAACCCGTTGCCGCTCTACGTCAACGCGACGAAGAACCTCTTCCTCACGAATCCGTTCGTCTCGCAGGTCGAAGGGCAGAACGGCGACCCGTTCCGGGACTTCCTCGACACGCAGCTCCAGCAGACCTTCGCCAACAGCGACGCGAACGTGAGCGTGTTCTCCGAGGGATTGCAGGACATCCTCGAGGAGGGAACCGGCTTCATGTTTCTCACGACCGACGATGGGCGCATCGAGATAAACCTGGCATACGAGCCGAGCGCCTGCATCTACGACCCGTGCTCGCGCAAGATGGACGGCAGCGACGCGCAGTTCTTCGGGCTCGTCGAGCAGCTACCATACGAGCGAGTGAAGCAGATGGCAGAGGCAAACAAGGTGACGCTCCCGAGCAAGGATCGACTCCCGAGGACGGAGACGTGGAGCTTCGCAAACTTCAACAGCACGCCCAACGGCGTGAACCTCGTCCACTTCTTCAAGAAGGTGGACGACGGCGTGTACTTCATCCAGGTCGTCGGCGACAAGGTCATCAAGCGCGTCCTTTTCCGCTCGCTCTCGTGCCTCCCCGTCGTGCCTATTTACGGGCAGCGCTTCAAGGACAACGGCAAAAAGTTTTACAAGGGCGTGGTGCGCGACACCAAGCACCTCTGCAAGATTGTGAACGGCTGCTACGTTTCGCTGTGGGAACGCGTGAGCGTGCCGAGCGTGCCTTACACGCAGGTGTCTATGGAATCCATCGAGAACGTGTCGAAGGACTACGAGAACGACATGGCGCGCTACAAGCGATACCGCGCATACGTGCAGCGAGGTGAACAGTGGGTCCCGGCTCCGGAGCCGAAGCGCGTCGACCCGACAGTAGTGACGGGCGACCTGCTACCCGTCATCAACGACTCGCTCCGCAAGATTTCGCTCATGATAGGCGTACCGGAAGAAGGGCTCGGGTTCTCCGCGGCAGCTACCGAGAAGACCGCGACCGAAATCCTCACCCGCTCGAGCGCGATGGTGACTAACGTCTCGCACTACTACCGCCATTTGCAGCGCTCCATCCAGCACGTCGCGGAAATCATCGTCGAGCTGCTGTGCATCTACAACAACGTCGAGAACAAGTACAGCGTGAAGCTACTCAAGGGTCCCGAGGACGCGCTAAAGCGCGAACAGCGCCGCCAGCAGATTCTCGCGTTCCAGAGCCTAGCTCCCGACGCGGTGAAGCCGCTGCTCCTAGCGGAGGCGATCAAGACGGGAGACTTCGAGAACGCCGAAGCAATCGCCAACGCCATCTACACCACGCTACCGCCCGAAATCAAGCAGGCGCTCAACATCGGCGCTGGTGTCGACGTGGTGGCGTTGCAGCAGCAGCTCGCCCTGCTCACGCAGCAGGCGCAACAGCAGGCGCAACAGATTGACGAGTACCGCCGGACGATAGATGCCGACATCATCGCTGGGCAGAACCAGCTTGTGATGGCTAGAATGAACAACGAGGCGGCGCTCCGTTCGAAGCTCTTGGATTTGGAAGCGAAGGCTGCGGAGAACGAGAAGGACAGACAGCTCGAACTCATAAAGATGGAGGGCGACGCTCGCGCGAAAGCCGAGGAGCTGTTCATCAAGAGCCGCGAGGTGGAGCAGAATTTCATCGAGAGCACGCGTAAATCCGTCCATGAAGCCGAGCGACTCCGCATCGAGGCGGAGAAGAGCCGCTTCGAGATCGTCGCGAAAATTACGGACAAGGTGAACAATACACCTACACCTACCGAGGATGGCGGTGTAATTGTCAGTTAATGACACAAGGAGCGCGCCGGGGTGTTGCATTTCCGGCGCGCATAAATTATTTTATTCAAAAAATGAGGTGAGACATGGCATTACCAAGCCAGGAACTTTTGGAAAAGTACCGCGCCGATGAAAAGGCGGACAAGGGAACACCCGCGAATCCCGAACAAACTAACGCGGAGACGACCGGACCGAAGACCGACACGCAGCCGACGGGCAGCGACTCGGGCAACGGTGACGGCGGGGCGCACGATGGCGAGCCCTCCGGCCAAGGAGCCGAGAACGGAGCGGGAGACACCGCGACGAAGGGCGACGACAGATGGCACCACACGCAGGCGCAATTCGAGAAAAGGCTGAACCGTCAGGAACGCAGCCACCGCAAGCAGGTCTCGGCGCTGGAAGCTGAAATCGCTGAGCTCAAGAAGCAGCTCGCGAGCGGCAAGCCCGAGCTAAAGCGCGAAGATTTCCCGACCGCCGAAGCATACGAAAGTTTCAAGAACGAGGAACTGAAAAAGCAGATTCTCGCCGAGAACGACAAGAAGCAGGCAGAACTCGCCGAGGCCCAACGCCAAAAAGAGGAAGCCGACAAGAAGGTGGAAGCCACCTTCAAGACTCCGGAAGCGCAGAAGGAATTCCGCGAGACCGTGAACGACTTCATCGAGGACAACAGCGAATGGCTCGAAAGCGAGGAGGGTCAGCTCTACCAGGAAATCATCGACCAGAGCCCGGTCGGGCTCGTCATGGCGATGGCTATCGCGAAGAACGACGCGGTCATCGCACAGATGAAGCACTGGTCGAAGGACATGCTTTTCCTCAAGCTCTCGCAATTTGAAACAAGTTTGCTTTCGCAGGCGAAGAAACAACCGACGCAACCTCAACAGACGGAACCGAACGCGCCCAAAAAGACAACGTCTCCGCAGCCCTCAACGAGCGGGATACCCTCGACGGGCAGCGTGGGAAAAACCCAGGCTCCGCAGACATTCAACGCGAAGGATTGGCTTCGCAAGAATAGGCCGGAGCGTTACTCTCATTAAGGAGAAATTCTCATGGCTAATACAATCGCAACCGTACCGGGACTTGAAATCTTCGCCCTCGAAATTGAAGAAGCCTGCCCCATCATCGAAGACACCCGCACCACCCAGGAAGGCTTGAAGGGCCGTCAGGGCGGCAAGCTGAAAGTCGTCATCCCCGACCCGGGTCGCACCGTCGTCAAGAAGGGCGGCATCCCGACAATCGGCGGAGGTGGAGACATCACCAACACCGACATCGTGGAATTTGAAAAGGAATTCGAAGTCTCCGTCGCCACCAACGCTGGCACCCTCGACTCCCTCGAAGAAACTGTCGACGTTGACTCCTTCGAAAAGGAAATCGCAGCTCCTCGCGCTCCCGAACTCGGCGCAGGCATCCAGGAAGACATCATCACCTCCTCCGCCTTCGTGACCGACTCCGTGTTCGTCGCCGACGGCACAAGCGCCACCTTCGACGGCTACGACCTTCTCTCCAAGATGGGCGGTTCCCTCATGGACGCCCGCTGCGGCGCAGAAAAGGTCGGCTACATGTCCGGCTCCGTCTACTCCAAGATCGCGAAGACCGGCCTCAAGCTCTTCAACGAGAACGCCATCGCAGGCGACCTCTACCGCGAAGCCAAAATCGGTAAGTACGCCAACGTGATGTGGAAGTACGCTTCCATGCCGGTGATTACGATGGGCACTCTGCCCGCATCCACCACCGTGAGCGCACAGCCGAGCGAAGGCAGCGACACCATCGTGCTCGCTTCCGCCAACATCACGACCGCCACCACCATCAAGGCCGGCACGGCATTCACCGTCGCCAACGTCTCGAAGTGCGACGTGCTCGGTCACGTGACCGCCGAGTCCAAGGCTTTCGTGGTCCTCCAGGACGCCAAGGGCGGCAGCGGCACCATCTCGCTCAAGGTCGGCGAAATCAACGCCAAGGGCGCACACAAGAACGTGAATGCCCTCCCGGCTGCAAGCGCCAACGTGACCTGGTTGCAGGCCTCCGGCAAGTCCTACGCCGTCGTGTTCGCCTTCCAGAAGGGCAACATCGAAATGTCCTCCGTGAAGCTGAACAACAGCGGCCTCGAGGAAGTCTCCGCACCGAGCCCGAGCGGCAAGATCATCATGAGCGCCGTGGTGCATGGCGACGTGAACCGCGTCGGCACCTACCGCTTCGACGCAGCCTACCTCGCCGGCATGGTGGACTCCCGCCGCGTCGCCGTGGGCTTCATCCAGCTCGACTAATTTCGTGTCCTCCAACTTGTCGCGCGTTGCCTAGTTTGCGCGCGGCAAGGTTTTTGTTTCTTCCTCCTAAAGGTTGAGAAGCTAGAGCCCGACATCTTACACCACCTCGTAGGACAAGGGCTCTAGTTTTTTTTAAGGAATTTTTCACATGCAAATCCGCGACCTCATCAACGACATCCTCGACGAAATCGGTCAACTCGTGGGCGGGAGACCCGCAAGCGACACCGACGCGGCCCGCTGTTGCAGGCTCATAAACAAGTGCGTGCGCGAGTACAACGTGCAGGGCTTCCTGCACTTCACGCATAGGAAAGTCGAGCTCGGTCAGGGCAAGGACTTCACGTTCGATACGGATGCGCCGCTCACTGTTAACGCCGTCTACTACAAGAGCGGCCCGAGCTACTACAAGCTCGACCCGGTCCAGGATTACAACATCCTCGCATACGAGGGAGTGCAGCGCGTCCCTGCAAAGTTCTGCTACCGCAAGGAAATGGACGACGGCGAGGTCGTGGGCATCCTCTCGCTAGATTGCGATAGCCAGTACGACATCACCGCGTTCGTCACCAACGACATGAAGGCTTACGACGAGAACGACGTGTTCTCGCTCCCGCCGGAGTTCGAGAACCTGCTCATCGCGGACGTGCAGTACAGATGGATTAGCAACCTCGCCATAAGCGACGAGTTGAAGCGCGACAAGCGCATGGAGCGCGATAGGCTGCTCCAGTACATAAAGGAAATCGAGACATCCACGCTTGACGTACCGCAGACGATGGCGACTACGGAGGCGAAGTTCTTCGGAGGCGTGGGAAGGCTCACCTGGTAGACTATGGCGGCACGTGTTGTACAGATAAATTCTTTTTGCGGCGGAACGTCGAAGCTCGCCGACTCGGAGTTCCTCGGCCTCGAGGAGACGGTCAACATGTACCCCGAGACGGTTACTGCGACCGACACGTACACCACAAAGATGATGAAGTCCGTGGAGGGCTTCGACGGAATCGGCAACCCGACAGCCGACATCCGCATCGCAAAGATTAACGGGTTCGGTCACGCCAGCGTCCACCCGAACAGCAAGCAAGAAAGCGCCGTT